TCTTTAAAGTGTTTAGCATTTAAAGTTCTAAAATTTGATGTGATAATTGCTGCCATTCTTCTATCCTAATTTATTCGACATGTACAAAAGTACTTGTATTATAGTTATTTATATCAGTTGAGTCAATAGTTTGTAACGTTTTATCGTTTAAAAACTCAATTGTTTGATTACTGTTGTAAAGTCTAGCAGTATCGAAATAATTGCTAGTTCCTTTTCTTTGTTTATAGTTATTATTTATAATGGTTCTAAAATTTGAATTTACAACCTTTACTCGATGTTCTGGTAAAAACTTATCAGCTGATTCTGTAGATGTCATAATAGAACCAGTTGTTTGTACTGGATTTACTTTTACTTCTGTTATTAATGTATCTACATCATTATGATTTAAATTAATAATACTTTTATGTTTTAACTCTGGTACTCTTAATTCATTGCTAGCACTACTACCTAATCTTATAATCGGGTCTGATATATATCCATTACCTGCATTTGTGATATTAACACCAGCTATTTCACCATCAGAATCAAGTGTAAAATTAGCAGCTGCTAATACATTACTAGATAATAAATTACCATCGGCATCTTTTGCTGTAGGTTGTGGAAATATTATAGTAGGTGCTGTAAGATAATTTTTATCAGCTAATCCATAAAAATCTATAGAGGCAATTGAACTAGCATTAGCATTTGCTGCTACTGTAGCAAATAATGATTTCCATCCTGAACCTTCTGAATTTATTGTAATATTATCTACGTCTAATCTACCTTTTGCATCTAAACCAATTGTTACTGATGGAGCAACTCCTGTTTGACCTTCTAATTCTATACCATTAAACGTGATTGCTGGTAATGGAGATGATGGATATCCAAATCCAGGTTCTGCAATAGTAATAGATTCTAAAGCTCCATCTAAAGTAGTTGCTGTTACAGTTGCTGTTTCACCAGTAAATGTATGACTTGTACCAGAACCTACACCCTCAAACTCAATTGCACTACCACCTGATGTTTGAGAAAGTTTTACTTTTCCGCCAGTTGATGATACAATATAATATTGTCCAGTATCAGATAATCCGTCAATTGCAGTTCCTCCGCCTGAACTATAAGTAACTAATGAACCAACTGGTAAAGCCGCTTGTTCTGAACTTGTTAATTTGATTGTATTATCTACAAGATGAATAATACCTGTTAAATTTGATGGTGTTTCTTCATCACTTCCATCAAAAGTAATTGCTGAAGGTGCTGCAATAGTTACAACTGGTGTTTGATAATCTTTACCGCCATTACTAATTGCAATAGAACTTACTCCACCATTTGTAAGACTTGCAGTTAAAACTGCTGCAGTAAATCCTGATGGTGTTCCAGCATCTGATGTTGTAATTGTTGGAACACTTGTATAACCACTTCCTCCAACTAAACTTGTAAATCCATTAATAACACCTGTTTTTAAAGATACTGATAATGTACCTGTTTTATGGATAAAAGCATTAGCACTTGGTAAGAATGTTGATGCAAACATTTCAACAAGTAATGGAATATCTTCTGGTCCAACAATACCTGGTTGTCTATTAGGCATTGCTGATAAAACTTTTCTTGCGATTCTAATTAAATTATCCCATAGTCTTGTATTTTGTTCACTTGTATCAAATTCATCTTCACCTAATACTGCTTTTGTTAGTTGTAAGAATATTAATATCTCTGCAAAATAAATAAATCCTGCCGGGTGAACAAGTCTATCGTATGATAATTCCCAATCACTTAAATTTTTACCAGTCTTAATTAAATAAGAAAACTTTTGAAACTTTAAACTATCTTGTACTACAATACTATCTGATAAGAAACCTTTATTATCTAAATATTGTCCACCCTTTGTTAAGTTAGGATTAACATCCCAATTACCTGATGAAGGTATTAATACTTTATCGTATGGAAATTCTACTTCAGCAAAATCATTAAATAATATTTTAAAGAATATTTCAATTGAATCTGATGAACCTCTTAATCTATAAAAGTCTATAATTTGTTTATAAAGATTTCTTTTATTTACAGTAACACCTCTAGGAATTGTAGCAGCAATTTCTTTTTGCATTAATTCTAAATAATTATTTTCATTTGTATCAATATCCATTGCTTCTTCAATGGTATTCATAACATAAGATGGTCCAGGGCCAACCCAATATTTTACAATTGTAGTTAATTTTGCAGTATAGTTATTGTAAGAGTCTAAACCATTAACCGTAAATGTCTTACCTATTTCAGATGTTGATGTTGCAAGTGAACCAGGTAATTCATTACCATTTGTAATTGCAACATTAATATCAGTTAAAGGAATATTTACTGTTGTGCCAGAAGGTGATGTAAGTACCAATGTAGAATCTGCACCAGTTTCATCTGTAAAAAACTTATTGTTGTCGTTATTAGGGTCTGCAATTCTAAATTGTGCTAAACCACCTAAAACAATATCATCAAAACTTAATGTTTCTTGATAAATAAATTCATCCATATTCATGAACGTATAATAAGCTTGTAAGAATTTATCTAACTTATCTTTATTTTCAAGAATCTCCGAAGGTATTATAGAATCAAGACGAACATCTTCTTTTGTTTTATGTAATGTTCCGGTCTCTACACCTATAGCACCTGGAGTTAATGTTTTTTTAATTGGCATTATTTAAATCTTGATGTTGTTGTATAATTAATAGAACCAGCTGAACCTGCAACTGCAATTGTATCAACTTCTGGTACAATAACAACACTGTTATTATCAATTGATAATAACTGGTCTCTTTTTGGAGCTAGGTCTAATGAATTAGGTATAACAGTTATTTTTATTTTATCTGTTGTATCAGGTCTAAAACTATTTAATATAATAGTACCTTTTAATACATCTATAATTCCAGCTTCATTAATAACAGTTACATTAGTATCATTTACAACTTTATAAACAATTACTTTTCTATTTGTTGAACCAACGATTGGTTCGTCACCAAAGAAATGGTCTATGTTATTTATTTTAAATGCTGTTGATGTTAAAACAAAATCAGTTGATACACCTGATTGATAAAACGGTGAACTAAATGTTAAACTAAAATTATTATTTGCATTATTTAATGGTGTAATATTTTGAAACATTCTTGGTCGTACAATTGTATTCAGTATTGATGGGTCAGCACTATCAATTGCTCTTGTTAATTGTGAATGTCTAAATACACCGTCAAATTTATTTAAGTTATTAAAATTATAATCCTTAATTGTATCTCTTACAACTGATTGTAATTCAACAGAACTTCTATCTGTTAAGTTTGGATTATATTTAAAGTTAACATCTAATTCTAAATAAGTAAAATTAGGGTCAACAATTTCTGGTGTAATTGATACAACATTTTTACCTTTTAATATCGCACCAGTAATATCTGTTTTTTCTGCAGTTGTAAGTGTTTCTGCTAATAAAGGTTTTATTGCAATATAAACTTTACCATAATCAGGTGGGTCATTATCTTCTCCACCCCATGTTGAAATAGAATCAATATTACTAAATTCTTTTTTAATAATAGATGCATAATCGTCTGAAGTTACCGCTCTATTTTGAGCAATAAAAGTAAGTGGAGCATTAAATCTTATTGACTCCATTGTTTCAGCTTCTGCTCCCCCACTTGCAGCTGATACTAATGTAACTGTTTGAGTCGCTCCAGCTAAAAGACTATCTACTAAACTAAATCCATTAGCACCATTACTTTCAACTCCTTTTGTAGTCACATACTCAATAGTAACAATATTATTATTTGATGGTTTAAATCCTGTGACTCCATCTCCAAAATATATTTCATAATAACCACTTGGATTTTCTTGCAAGTAATAAACCTTTGATGCAGAATCTACTCCTCTTAATGTTTCAAATTTTGTATATAAATCACTTCCACTAGATTCCTCATTTTGTTGTACACGTACACGTAACGTACTTGTATCTGCGTCATAATCTGAAAGTTGAAATTTTTGATTTTCTATATCATTATCAACTCTGTATTTTAATTCTCTTGCATCACCTTCAGCTATTACAACATTATTAAATGTGTATGTTCTACCAACTAAAGTGGCAGTTTGAGTTTCTAATACTACATATTGAAATTCATCGCCGGTAATCTGTGTTGTAAGTTTTGTTCCTCTTGGTAATGTTAATGTAGTATCTAATGTTCCACTAAAACTATCTGATGCAGTCACTGCAATATTTACAGTAGCTCTTGGAGATAAAACAGACCTTGGTGTATATCCTAATAGTTTTGCTCTTGTAACTACATTTCCTCTTATTTGAGCTGAGTCTAAGAATGATTCATTTAATGAGTAATGAGCATTTAAAGCATTATAATGAGTATTATAAGCTAAAATATCTAATAATACATTTAATCCTGAGCCATCAAAATCGTAATCATTAAATTCTGATTGTTGTTTTAAAAAGTTTTTGAGATTATTTTTTATATCTGCAAAATCGAGTTCTGTAACGTTTAAATTTGTTGCCATTTTATCTTAACCTTCTTAATACTATTTCTACACTGTCTTGAGTGCTAAATTCTTTTATTGTAAAAAATACTTCTATAATATATCTATTTTCATCAACCACATCTGTTATATCGATACTATCTACACTTACTCTTGGTTCATATTTTTCTATACAAAATCTAATGCTATCTCTTATTTGTATATTTGTCAACATACCAGCTGGTTCGAAAAGTAATCCTCTTAAGTTTGCTCCTAAATCGCTTTGAAAAGGTCGCTCATAAAAATTACTTATAAGTAAATTTCTTACTGCATTTTTTACAGCAGCATCGTCTTTCAAAGGTATTATATCCTTACGTATTGGATGTATCTTTAATGACAAATCTAAATCACGGTGTGGTTTCTTTTTAGAAACAATTCTTGCTTGTTCTAAATCTCCCGCTATTTGCTTGTCGCCTGTATATAATCCTGCCATAATACTATTTATACTCTATGTAGTGACCGTTGTATTAGGAAGTTGATTTTGTACTGTATTTGATACTTCCTCAATACCTGTTGGTAATTGAATTGTTTTTGGAAATCCTATTATAGTTAAGAAATCACAAAAACTAAATGTTATCCATTGTGTTAATGCTCCTAATCCTATTGCGTCAAAAAATGCTGTGACTTTTTGCATCCATGTTTTAATTAAATATGTTTGCCATTCTTCTTTAAATTCTCTTGCTCTTTTTAATAGTCTTTCTTTTTGAAACTCTGGTATTTCAACATTATCATTAAACTCTCCACCTAATAAATCTAATAAACTAAATCCAAATATTTGCACTTGTTCTAACTCTTCTAATGTCTTATCTCGTATTAAAGCTTCTAAATCTAAATTTTCTAATGATGGTATACTAGGCAAACCAAGTGCATCCCATATTTCATCAAATAAATCTATAAGTCCAGTAAATCCACCATGTAATAATAAATTCATTTTCTTTGCTACTTCAGAACGTAAATAATGTCTTATTGATTCTTTTTTAAAGTCTGCTGTATCAAACTTTTCCCATACTTTATATTCATCTGGTATTAAATTATATATACTATCAATTTCTTCTAATTGTAAATTATCTAAAACACTAGATGGATTAGCTAAGAATTCTAATATATCAAATGTAATACCAAGTATTGTGACATTAAAATTAATAGGAAATAAAGTATTAATAAGTTCTAATATTTTCTGTTGAACATACATTGGATATTCAGCAGATAAACGTGTTATCATAATTTCCCATTCTAGTTCTGGTATTTCAACCTTTTCAAATTTAGGGTCGTATATATCTAATATATCTTTCCTTATTTTTTCTAATTCTTCTTTTAACTCTTCAAACTCATCAATAGGATATCGATATATTTGTGTTATAATACCTTTAAAATAATTAGCTAAATTAGCTGGTGTAGGTAATAAAACATCTGGGCATTCTAATGGTGGAACTTGAATAGTTGGAGTTGTCATTATATAATTCTAATTTTACCAGTAGAAGTAAATT